TCAGGCGGGCGCCTCCGTCACGCTTTCGCCGCGCAGATAGGCGTCATAGCCGCGCTTGCGCAGCTTGCATGCCGGGCATTCGCCACAGCCGAAGCCCCAGTCATGCAGCTCCGAGCGCTCGCCGACATAGCACGTGTGCGTCTCGACGCGGATCAGCTCGACGAGCGGCGCGCCGCCCAGTTGCTCGGCGAGCCGCCACGTATCGGCCTTGTCGAGCCACATCAGCGGCGTTTCCAGCACGAAGCGCGTGTCCATGCCGAGATTGAGCGCGACCTGCAGCGCCTTCATCGTATCGTCGCGGCAGTCCGGATAGCCGGAGAAATCGGTCTCGCACATGCCGCCGACGAGCGCGCGCAGCCCGCGCCGATAAGCGATCGCCGCGGCGATCGTCATGAACAGCAGGTTGCGGCCCGGCACGAACGTGTTCGGCAGGCCGTTCGACGCCGTCTCGATCTCGATCGCGCGCGTCATCGCGGTATCGCTGATCGAGCCGAGCACCGACAGATCGATCAGGTGATCGTCGCCCAGCTTGTGCGACCATTGCGGAAAACGCCGCTTCAGCGCATCGCGCACGCCCTCGCGACATTCGAGCTCGACGCGATGGCGCTGGCCGTAATCGAAGCCGAGCGTCTCGACGGTCTGATAGCGCTCGAGCGCCCAGGCCACACATGTGGCCGAATCCTGGCCGCCGGAAAACAATACGAGCGCGCCGTCCTTAGCGTCTGTCCGAATCACCGTGATACTCCGTGAATGATGAGCGAGCGCGCCTGTGATTCGACGCGCGCCGGCTGCGCCGGCCCACCCAGTATAGGCAGGTGCGCGCGGCCCGAAACGGCGCGGCGCTTATGCCGCTCATCGCGCCGCGCGGGCGGCGCACGGACTCGCGCATGCACGAGCCGCCGAAACGAAAAAGGACTTGCGGCGCCTTCGGGCGCATCCTCAAGTCCTCTAAGTCGTTGAGTCGGCGAAGATTTTATCACGCCGCCCCACAATCGGCCGAGGCTCGGAATGCCGCTCCACAAACGAAAAACCCCAAGAATCTAGCGATTCTTGGGGTGGGATCTGCTGGTGGCCTGGGGCGGAATCGAACCACCGACACGCGGATTTTCAAAACGTACCGCTGACACCAGCGCCCCGTCTGGCAAGGCATCGCGGCCGCCCAAGAAGCGAAAAGCAGCCTGAAGTATTACACAACTTGGCACATTCCGGGCACAGCCCGGTTCATCCTCGGCACACGCGGCATCCGCGGGCCAGCCCCCGCGCGACGCTGAACGGGATGCCGGATCGCTCGCGCGCGCCATGCGGCAGAGTTGACCGTGCGCATGTAGCCCTCGGGCGCTGCCTTCGGAGTTTTATCAACGCACCACAGTCCCTTATAAATCAATGCCTTGCGCGACTCGCAATCTGCAAAACCAAGGCTACTCAAGGTCAATCAGGGCCGACCAAGCTCATCCAAACTGTAATTTCACTGTAGTTCGCTCACAACTTCGGCGGAATAGCACAGCGCGCCGCTCCCCCCCGCCGTTACACATTCAATCCTTCGCACGAGCCCCTATCGGTTATCGGCACACGGGTTTACGCGCGCATCAATACACACGATTTTCGTGCGCTTCGAAACACCCCCTCATCACAACGGCTACCGCGACGGTCAGCGCGATGAACTCATCTGCCCCTTTTCCTCGCCCCGGCTGGGTGAGCTATCATCTACCTGAGCAGCACATACTGTACATACAAACAGTATTCGACTCGGAAAGTAGCGTATGAGCACCCTCTTTCAAGACCACGACACGATGTTCGCCACACCTCCCATCGAGCCACTGCGCGAGATGGGTGCGTATGAGGCGCTGTGGGAATCCGATACAGCTTCGTTCAAGACAATCGCCGAAGCCTTCGAACAGAACCCGGATGCCACTCCGTCGCAATTGGTCCCGGCTGAAACGATCGATGCTACCGTCCCCGAGGTGATGCGTCACTTGGACGCGGCGAACATTACGGACTTCAGCATCCGCCTCAACGGAACCGCGGATTACCCGAACAAACTTCGGGACGCAAAGTATCCGATTGAATTTTTCTACAGCCGCGGCTGGTTCGACCTGGTGTTTTCACATCGATCGGTTGCGGTTGTAGGCACGCGGTCGCCTTCACCAGACGGAATCCGGCGTGCGAAAAAGCTGGTCCGGATGCTCGTCGACCAGGACATCACCGTATTCTCAGGATTGGCGGCAGGCATCGACACGGTTGCGCATACCACTGCGCTTGAGCGTGGTGGTAGGACGGTGGCTGTCATCGGCACGCCGATCACGGAAGTGTATCCACGCGAAAATTCCGAGCTGCAGGAAATCATCGCCCGCGAGCATCTCGTGGTCAGCCAAGTACCGATCTTGAGATACGCCCGTCAGACGTTCCGAGGTAACCGCCTGTTTTTCCCGGAACGGAATGCGACTATGTCCGCACTGACAGATGCGACGATAATCGTCGAAGCAGGCGAGACATCGGGCACGCTGTATCAGGCCCGTGCAGCCCTGCATCAGAAGCGGAAGCTCTTCATCCTCGATAGCTGCTTCCACAATCCCGCTTTGACGTGGCCCGCACGCTTTGTCGAAAAGGGGGCGATTCGCGTTCGCGACTTCGACGACATCCTGATGAACTTGCCGCATGCCGCTTCTTCAGATTGACGACACGACCCGCGACGCCCACTCCTTCCTACGGCGCGATGATCTCTGCTGGTACTGCGGCGATTACACGGCGCGCGGAGGCTTCGCCTGCAGCCCGATTAACGACCTGGTTTCCAACTTCAAGAAGCCGGTCTCGCGACGAGGGCGTGCCGAGTACAGGTACAAGGAGCGCGCGATCGAGACGGTCGGACGGGATTTCCGCAACGCGTTCATTCCAGATGCGTTCCACCAGGGCACCTTCGTGCCAGTCCCGCCATCGAAAGCCCGGACGGACCCGGAATACGACGACCGGATGGTTCTTGCGCTTGGCCATATGGCAGCGCTTGTGCAGGCCGATCTGAACATTCGCGCCGACGTGCGCGAGCTCGTGTTGCAACGGGAAAGTTACGTTGCGTCACACCTCAATCCAGATCACCGAATGCGCGCGGAAGACCTTATTCCGCTGTACGCGATCAATGAGCCGATTGCTGCGCCCGCCCCGTCCCATATTCTTGTCGTAGATGACTTACTGACCACGGGCAGCCACTTCGTCGCAATGAAAACCGTCCTCCAAACGCGCTATCCGAACGCATGGATCGGCGGCCTGTTTATCGGGAGACGCCGCCCCACTGACGATGCCTTTCAAGCCATCCCAGAAGCAACAGATTTTTGATGGTGGCAACACCGAGCGCGCATAACCAAGGCGCATAACGGTGCATAGAAGAATCCGTTAGCCATTCGCCGCGCGGCCCACGCTGGCCGGGCCGGAACGACCGATGCATGCCTGCATAAAAACCACTCGATTTTGCGGGCAGGTGGGGCGGGGTCACAACTGCGCGCGTCAACGCATCGATCCGCAGCGTCATGCATCAAAACGCACGAATTTGCCACGATGCGAAATCGCCGGAAGCCCGCGCCGGTAGGCGCTCGCGTGGGAGGCCGCCAATGCATGAAAAGTGCTCCATCAAGAAAGACCGCGGGCGAGGAGGGGGACCGCGCAAAGGCCGCTGCAGCGATCGCCGGTGCACAGGCGGGCCGGACCCTCAAATACCCCGTGCGGCCGCGTCACGGCCTCGCGGAGCCGCTCGCGGCGCGCGGCTGGATCGCGGCCACCCTGCCAGCGCCAAGCCGCTGTAGGCCATCTAGTCGTGCCGTCAGAATCGCCCCATACCGCTTTCGCGGCCTCGCGGCAACAGCAATCGGGACGATGGGACGCTAGATGGGACAACGGGACGCTAGTCGGGACACAGATGGGACAGTGACGGGACACGCCGCGCCGTCCCACCGAGTCGCTCTGTGGTTCGCGTTCACCAGACGCAAAAAAGGGCCGCGCCCGGTTGCCCGGTGCGCGGCCCTGCCGCATGACTTCGCCTGACCTGGTGCGTTACGTCGCCAGCGGGTCGAACGCGAGATCGTCCATGATTGCCTTCGTGATCGCCGCATACGCGTCGGCGTAGTCGGCAACCTCACCGTCGCGCGGCACCACGATCACCGCGTCAATCTCCGGCAGATGCACCTCGACCGCGTTCGCCAACCATTTCAGACCGACGCGCTCGGTGTAGACACGCTTGGGCGTCGTGGCCCGATTTCGCTCAACGGTAACAGCCAAGCCAAACCACACGATCTGGTCCGCATCCATTTCGCGGAACAGGCGCGGAGATGCGTCGCCGAACTCGTTGTCCTGGATCGACAACAGACGTACATACTCGGCCCAGCCGTTGTCGCCTTCGTACTGATCGGTCGGAGCCTGAATCGCCTTCGCGTACCCGTCGCGAAATGCACGGGCCTGATTGTGCATCGTCCGGAAATAGGCGTGAATCCGATCCTGATGCGTCACGAATGCAGCGCACATGTCCTTGAAGTTGCTCAAGCGAACCCTCCTGTTGACTGAATGGACTCGCATTTTACGATTCTCCTGACAATTGAACTTGATGGCGCAGGTCAGTGCGTAACGCTTTTTCGGGAACTGGCGCTGGTGGAATCTCGTAATCGTCGAACGCCACCACCTCCTCGCCGAGCCAGTCGTTCAGCTCGGCGAAGCGGGCCTGCAGCGGTCTGATTTCGTTGCGCCCGAACACGCGCGCGGCGGTGTCCGGCGTGCCGAACCCGCCCGAGTTGCTCGGCACGATGCCGAGTAGCTGCGGCGGCACGCGATGCGCGGCGAGCAAGTCGTCGCGCGTCACGTTCTTGATGTTGAAGAATTCGTCTTTCGCGGCGACCTCGGACACGGGAATGAGCTGGATGCCGTCCTTCTTCCCGCCCGGCGCGTACATGAACACGTTGCGGAAGTTGCCCGGCCCCTTCGCGTTCTTCAGCGCGTCGCGCATGTTGTCCACGTCGTCCTGCTTCTGCGCGGCGTCGGTCATGTACAGGATGAAGCCGGCGTGACTGCCGTTCTCGTAATACTTGCGCCGGAACAGCGTCGACGATTCGTTCAGCCAGGCCGAGTGCAGCGAGCTCAGATACTCAGGCAGGCCGTAGACCTCCTGATTGATGTCCGGCCGCATGAGCTGGAACACGCTGCCGGGCTCGAACTCGTGCCGGTCCTGCCAGCCGTTCACGTACACGAAGCCGCTGAAATCCGCCTTGCGCCGCACGTACTTCGCGAGCGCGGGCTCGAGCCGCAGCGTGCCGCCGACCATGTTCCGCCGGCGTTCCAGGTAGCCGTTGCCGAACGTCAGGAAATCCAGCGCCCAACGCTCGAACGCGTGCCGCGACAGCCAGCGGTGCGGGCGGAACGTCGACGCGAGCACGTTCGCCTTGAAGTACAGGGCAGAGCTGTGGTGCGTGCTCGCGCGGAACGACTTGGCCAGGCCGGCAAAGCTGACGGGCGGCTCGAACCATTCGCCGTTCGACCAACACTCGACGTAATCGAGAATCTCGGCCCGGTTCATGACGGGCGTCGGATCGTCGAACGTGAAGACCTCGGCGCGCGCCGGCGTGGCGCTGCCGGCGCTCGGATTTGGCGCGGCCGCGAACGTGCGCGGCGCGCGCGATCGGCGCTTGCTCATGCGTAAAACTCCGTGAATGAAGATGAATGAATGCCGCCGCCGGCGAGCGGCTCGCGGTCGATCGCGTGCAGGCAGGCCCACGCCAGGTCGGCGTGGCCGGTTTCCTCGGTGCGGCCGGCGGTGTAGGTCGCCTGGCGGCCGCTCGCCGTCATCGTCTGTTTGATCGCCATGAACGCGGCGGCCAGGTCGGTCCAGCCCGCGTCGAATTGCAGGCGGCCGTTACGGACGACGGATTGGCCCTTGAGCACGAGGCGGGTTTTCACGTCGGGCGAGTAGTTCAGCGCGACGGCGGCCGGGAAGAACTTGCACACGAGCTGGTAGACGCCTTGCCCCATGCCCGTGGTGTCGATCGCGATGTAGCCGACGTTGTAGCGCCGCGTGATCGCTTCGATCGCCGCGGCCTGTTCCTCGAAGTCGTTGCCGCGGAACTGGTGACGTTCGAGCACGCGGAAGGCGCCGCCGTCGACGCGCGGCGGCGCCACGACGACGAGGCCCGCCGAGTCGCCCGTGAGCGCCGGATCGTAGCCGACCCACACCTCGCGATGACCGAACGGCCGCAGCAGCAGCGGCGAGAAGTCGTCCGCCCATTCCTCCCATGAGTCGACCATGCAGCGTTGCAGATCGGCCAGCTTGAACACCGACAGCGAATCGTCGATGAAGTGGCACATCAGCAGATTCGCGAACTCCTCTGCGCTGTACTCGCGGCGCAGCTCGTCGACGTCGAACAGATTGCAGCCGCCCGCCATCGCGTCGAGCACGGTCACGATCTGCCGCCACTGCGCGTCCTCGCACAACATGCCGCGCACGAGCGCTTCGTGGCTCGTGTCGATCTGGATGCGCTCGCCCGCGACGCGGCCGCGGTTCGCGTGTGCGCCGCTCCAAAACGCGTACGCCTCGTGCGTGACGCTCGACGGCGTGCTGAAGTACGTCTTGCGCCAGCGCTTGTGCATCGCCATGCCGGAGGCGACCTTGTTCAGCTCGCGGAACTTCGGAACCCAAAAGTATTCGTCGAAGTAGAAGTTGCCGTGATACGACTGCGCGGTGCGCGCGTTCGTGCCCAGAAAGTACAGCGTCGCGCCGCTCGGCAAGATGATCGGATCGCCCGTGAGCTCGAGGTCGGCCGCCTCGCGCGCGAACTGCGTGATGTACTGTTTGAAGACGTGCGCCTGAGCCTTGCTCGCCGACAGAAAAATCTGGTTGCGGTCGGTGTCGAGCGCGTCGACGAGCGCCTCGCGCGCGAAGTACCACGTTGCACCGATCTGCCGCGATTTCAGGATGTTGCGCGTGCGCTGATCGCCGCTCCGATACCAGACCTTCTGATAGTCGAACAGCGAATCGCGGAACGCTTCGACGATGCGCGCGTGCTGTTCCTCGCTGATTTCGTTGCGCGGCGCGCGGCGCTTCGGGCCGGCGTTGCGCGACGCAATCTTCGGGTTCAGGTCCGATTCCTTCCCCGTCTCGTCGTACTTGCGCACGCGCGCGAGCCGCTCGACTTGGCGGCCGAGCAGGTCGATTTCCTTGTAGTCCGCGCCGTCCTTCTTCTCCTTCGCGATCAACACCATCATGCGCACTTCGAGCGATGCCTCGATGCGCTCGACGGGCGTTGCGTCCTTCCACTTTTCGCGGCGGCACCACGACGCGACGGTCGCGGGCTTGATGTCGAGATGGCGGGCGATCGACGCGAGGCGCCAGCCTTGCCAATAGAGCGTGCGCGCGACCTTGCGCACGTCGTTTTCGAGCTGATGAGGTTCCGTAGTTTCGAGCATGCGGCCAAGCGTAGGCCGCCGCGCACGCGCGAGCACGCGCAGCGCGCTGTACCCGCGTGACCCACAAACGCCGCAGATTGAGCCGTGGCGCGCGAACGCCGAACATGAGAACCACGCTCACTCAACCACGTTCGACCCTCTCTATGGCAAGCAAAACCAAATTCTTCCGCGTCGCAGTGGAAGGCGCGACCGTCGACGGCCGCGAGATCAAGCGTGAATGGCTCACGCAGATGGCGAAGCACTACGACCCGAAGCTGTACAACGCACGCGTGAACGTCGAGCACATCAAGGGCTGGGCGCCGCTGTCGGCGAACAACCCGTTCGGCGCGTATGGCGACGTGATCGCGCTGAAGGCGGCCGAGATCGAAGACGGCCGGCTGAAAGGGAAGATGGCGCTGTTTGCGCAGATCGATCCGACCGACGAGCTCGTCGCGCTGTCGAAGAAGCGCCAGAAGATTTTTACGTCGATCGAAATCAACCCCGACTTCGCCGACATCGGCGAGGCGTATCTCGTCGGGCTCGCGGCGACCGACGACCCCGCGAGCCTCGGCACCGAAGCGCTGCAATTCGCCGCGAAGCGCTCGAACAACCTCTACTCGCCAGCATGTGAGACGGCGATCGAATTCGAAGGCGCGACCGAAACCGCCGGCCTCAAGGAATGGGTGAAGAGCCTGTTCGCCCGCAATCGCGAGAACGACGACGAGCGCTTCGCCGACATGCGCGAAGCGGTCGAGCAGGTCGCCACCCATGCGCACAACACGGGCCGTGAAGTCGCGACGCTGAGCGCGGCCGTCACGAGTGCGGCGAGCGCCGCGGCCGATGCGAAGAAGCGCGCCGATGAAGCCTTCGCCGCCGTCGAGGCGCTGACCGAGAAGCTGTCGAACACCGACAACGGCGCGCCGCATCGCCCGCCGTCGACCGGCTCGACGGGCGAGCTCGTCACCGACTGCTGACCCATCCCGCACACCACACAGGAGAATCCCCCGATGAGGAAGGAAGCGCGCAAGGCGTATGAGAAGTACACCGCGCAAATCGCCAAGCTGAACGACACGGCCGACGTGTCGACGAAGTTCGCGGTCGAGCCGACCGTGCAACAGCGGCTCGAAACGAAGATGCAGGAATCGAGCGAGTTTCTCAAGCGCATCAACGTGCTGCCCGTGACCGAGCTCGAAGGCGAAAAGCTCGGCCTGTCGGTATCCGGCCCGATCGCGAGCCGCACCGACACGACGAAGGCCGCGCGCCAACCGATCGACCCGACGGCGCTCGACAGCAACCGCTACCGCTGCGAGAAGACCGACTACGACACGGCGATCCCGTATCGCAAACTCGACATGTGGGCGAAATTCGCCGACTTCCAGCAGCGCATCCGCGACGTGATCCTCAACCAGGGCGCGCTCGATCGCATCATGATCGGCTGGAACGGCGTGAAGGCAGCCGCGACGACCGACCGGCAGGCGAACCCGCTGTTGCAGGACGTGAACATCGGCTGGCTGCAACAGTACCGCGAGCGCGCGGCGCAACGCGTGCTGCACGAAGGCGAGAAGCAGGCCGGCAAGGTGCTCGTCGGCAAGGATGGCGATTACGCGAACCTCGACTCGCTCGTGATGGACATCGTTTCGTCGATGATCGACCCGTGGTTCCAGGAAGACACGGGCCTCGTCGTGATCTGCGGCCGCGAGCTGCTGCACGACAAGTATTTCCCGATCGTCAACGCGACGCAGGCGCCAACCGAGCGGCTCGCGGCCGATCTGATCGTCAGCCAGAAGCGCATCGGCAATCTGCCGGCCGTGCGCGTACCGTTCTTCCCGAAGCGCGCGCTGATGGTGACGAAGCTGTCGAATCTGTCGATCTACTACCAGGAAGGCGCGCGCCGGCGCACGCTGAAGGAAGTGCCGGAACGCGACCGCATCGAGAACTACGAATCGTCGAACGACGCCTACGTGGTCGAAGACTTCGGTTGCGGTTGCGTGGCCGAAAACATCGAACTGGCGGCGGCATGACGATCAACACGCCCGCCCGCGCGCACTTCGAACGCGTCTCGGCCGCGCGCGCGGCGGCCGCCGTGTCGCCCGGCGAGACGATGAAGGGCGCGACCGCCTATGAGCTGATGCTCGCGAAGCTCGCGGCCGATCGGCGCGCGCTGAAGGGCATTCAATCGATCGAGCGGAAGGTCGAGCTGAAACGCAAGCTGCTGCCGGATTACGCCGACTACGTGGCGGGCGTGTTGAGCGGCGGCCGCGGCGCGCAGGACGACGTGCTCGTGACAGTGATGGTCTGGCGCATCGACGCCGGCGACTTCGACGGCGCGCTTACGATCGCGGCCTACGCGCTCTCGAACGGGCTCACGCTGCCCGACCAGTTCGAGCGCTCGCTTGCGTCGCTCGTCGCCGAGCAGTTCGCCGACGCCGCGCTGTCGTCGTTCCTCGACGGCGAAACGTTCGACGCGGCGAGCCTCGAGCTCGTCGACGATCTGACGCGCGAAGCGGACATGCACGACCAGGTGCGCGCCAAGCTGTACAAGGCGCTCGGCTACGCGATGCAGGCCGACGCGCCGGCGCGCGCGCTCGACTATCTGCGCCGCGCGGTCGCGCTGAACGATCGCGTCGGCGTGAAAAAGGACATCGACCGGCTGACAAAGCAGGTCGAAGCCGCGGGCCGTCGGGGCGACGGCGCCGACGGCACGTAAAGAGCCCACCTCGGCATGGCGGCACCGGCGCCCAGGTCCTACGCCTGACGGTGACGGGCCTTGTGCGCCGGTCCACCGCCACCTCATTTTGAACCGACCATGAACAGCTTTGTTGCCACCGCCGCGCCCGCCGTCGCGGCGACGCCGATCGCAGGCACGTTGACGAACGACGGCTTCTTCCCGGACATCGATCTGTCCGCGCTGCGCGACGCGATGCGCCTGGACGGCACCGTGGCGCACGAGCGGCTGCGGCACGCCGCACGCGATGCGGTACTGACCGTGAACGACGAGCTCGCCGCGTGGCGCGCCCGGCAGCGCGCGGCGGGCGCGGCGACGCTCGCCGACGTGCCGGCGCCGCACATCGATGGCGAATCGGCGCACGTCGCCCGCTATCGGCGCGCCGTGTACCACCTGACGCACGCGGACGTGACCGAGAAGTACCGCGGCTACGACACGACGAAGAGCGGCGGTCAGGTCGCGGCCGATCTGGCGGCGACGGTCGACGATTCGCGCCGCGCCGCGCGGTGGGCCATCAGCGACATCCTCGGCCTCGCTCGTTCAACCGTGGAGCTGATCTGATGAGCCGCCCCATGTACCGCATCCGGCAAATCGCGCAGTCCCGCGTGCGCGGCGGAAAACTGTTCTTCGCGGGCGCGCACCAGGTGCAGCAGCGCGTCGCTGGCCTGTTCTGGCTGGAGATTGCCTATTGCTCGGATCGCCCCGGCGCCGAGGCCGCTATACGGGCCGCCGTGACCGCACACCGGCGAGCCCGGCTCAAGCCGCGCGTGCTCGGCCTGTTCGATCGCGACGGGCAGGCGCTCGGCACATGAAGATTGCGGCGCTGCAAGGCGAGACGCTCGACGCGCTGTGCTGGCGGCACTACGGCAGCACGGCGGGCACGGTCGAAGCCGTGCTCGAAGCGAACCCCGGCCTCGCCGAGCTCGGCGTCGTGCTGCCAATGGGAACCGTCGTGGAAATGCCGGAGCGCAGCGCGATCGAGACGACCACGCCGCTATTGCAACTGTTTGACTGACCGGAGCCGAAAGAATGGCTGAACCGAACACTTCCTCGGCTGCGGCGCTGTTCGCCGCGGTCGGCCTCGCCGGCATCGCGCCGGGCGTCGACGGCGACGCGTTGATTGGCGCATTCGCGGGCGCGGCGCTCGTCGTCGTCACGTCGAAAGACCTCGGCCTCGCGAAGCGCGCCGCGTACATGCTCATTTCGCTCGTGATGGGCTACCTTGCCGCGCCCGAAATCGTCCACGCCGTGCCGATCCGCTCGACGGGCGTCGCCGCGTTCTTCGCGGCCGCGCTCGTGATCGCGGTCACGCTGACGCTGATCGAGCGCGTGAAGGGCATGGACCTGTTCGCGTTGTTCCGCAAGGGAGACTGACGTGCATGTCTCGTCCGCACTCGTCGCGCTCGCCGCACACCTCGCCGTCATCGTGCGCGTGCTGACCTACCGCAAGAACGGCGCGCGGCATCGCTTCCACGTCGCGTGGGCGGCCTGGGTGATCGTCGCGATTTCGGGCGGCTCGGCAATCGAGCTGCTGTTTCATCCGAAGCCGACCGGCTTCTTTCACGCGGCGCTGGCGGTTCTGTTCGCCGTGTTGGTGTACCTCGCGCGCGGCAACGTCGCGCGCCTTCTACGGAGTGACGAAGCGTGAACATCCTTCGATTCAACGATCACGGCGCGGAAGTCGGACTGCTGCAGCAGCGCCTCGTGCGCGCCGGCTACCCGGTCGACGTGTCGCACCTCTACGACGAACAGACCGAGCGGGCCGTCCAGACGTTGCAGGCGGCCGCGGGCCTCGTCGTCGACGGCATCGCCGGCCCGAAGACGTACCGGGCGCTCGCCAGCGGGCAGCGCGACCCGAAGCACCTGACCGACGGCGACCTCGTGCGCGCGGCCGCGACGCTCGGCGTGTCCGTCGCGTGCGTGCGCGCCGTCAACGAAGTCGAGTCGCGCGGCGTCGGCTTTCTGGACGACGGCCGGCCGAAGATTCTGTTCGAGCGGCATGTCATGTATCAGCGGCTCGTCGCGAATCTCGGCAGGGAAGCGGCGGATGCGGCCGCCGCACGATGGCCGGGCGTCGTCAATCCGAAGCGCGGCGGCTACCAGGGCGGCGCCGCCGAATACGTGCGGCTCGACACCGCGGCGCGGATCGACGCGGCGTCGGCTTACGAGTCGGCGAGCTGGGGCGCGTTTCAGGTGATGGCGTATCACTGGAAGCGCCTGAGCTACGCAAGCGTCGACGAATTCGTGTCCTGCATGGAGCTGGGCGAAGCCGAGCACCTCGACGCGTTCGTGCGGTACGTCGCGGCCGACAAGAAACTGCTGGCCGCGCTTCGGGCCCGCAAGTGGGCGGCGTTCGCGGAAGGCTACAACGGCCCGGCATTCGCGATCAACCTGTATGACGTGAAGCTCGACCGCGCGTATGCGAAGTACGCCGGCACGGGCAAGGCGGCCGCATGAACCTCTCGCGCCTGACGCCGTGGCTGGCGCTGCTCGCGTTGATTGCGCTCGTCGCAAGCTGCCAGCACGGCCGCGCGCTGCGCGCGCAGCTCGACCGGGCGACCGACGACGCGCGCCGCGCGAAGCACGACGCGCAGGCGAGCGCCGCCGTCATCGAGCGCCTGTTGGCCGATGCCAAGGATAAGGATGCGCAGCGCGTGCAGCTCGAGCGCGCGCGCGCCGGCGTCGACGCGACGCTCGCGACCTATCGAAACGAACTGCGGAGACTGATCGATGAAAACGCCGCCGTGCGCGCCTGGGCTGCTGGCGCTCTGCCTGATGACGTTGTGCGCCTGCACGCAAGCCCCGCCCTCACAGGCGCCGACGATTACGCTCAACGAATGCGCGGCGGTGACGCCGTGCACGATGCCGGCGATGGCGCCGCGAACCAACGGTGAGCTGAGCGACGCGCTGCACGTCGCGCGCGCGGCATGGGCGCGCTGCGCGTCCGAGGTCGACATGATCGCGACGTGTCAGGCGCGTGTGCGGCGGACGGACGGCCATGAATAAGCCGAACAGCCTACGTGCGGCGCTCGTCGCCGCGTTGCCGCAGCTCAGCGCGTCGCCGGACCAACTGCTCGTGTTCGTCAACGAAGGTCGGATCGAGGCGACGGGCACGCGCACGGCGTCGTTCGACTATGAATACGAGTGCGAGATCATCATTCGCGACTTCGTGGGCAGCGCGGACGACGTGATGATCGCCGTCGTCGAATGGGCGCGTTCGAATCAGCCGGACCTCGTGACGAACCGGGACGAGCGCCGCGACGGCATGACGTTCGTCGCCGATGTCCTGTCGAACAGCGCGGTCGACCTCGCGATTAAGGTGAAGCTCTCCGAAAGCGTCGTGGTCGGAACCGACGAAGCCGGCAACCGGACGGTCGAGCACGTCAACGACGCGGCCGACGCGTGGCTGTCGTGACCGACGATCTTCAGGCGCTCGAAAAATGGGCCGGCGCGCTGCTCGCGAAGCTGTCGCCGGCGGCCCGTAGTCAACTGCTGCGCGAGCTCGGCCGCGATCTGCGGCGGGCGCAGCAATCGCGCGTCGCCGCGCAGCACAACCCGGACGGCAGCACATACGAGCCGCGGAAGGTGAAGCGCGGCGGCAAGCGCTTGCGCGACAAGGCCGGCCGCGTGAAGCGCGAGGCGATGTTTCGGAAGCTGCGCACGGCGCGCTTTCTGCGCATCGATGTCGACAACACGGGGCTGGCGATCGGCTTCGACGAACGACTGTCGCGCATCGCGCGTGTTCACCAGGAAGGCCAGAAAGCGCCTGTCGAGCCGGGCGGCCCGCTCGCGCAATACCCCGTCCGGGTCTTACTTGGCTTTGCAACAGAGGACCGCACTCTTCTACGTGATCGATTGAGCAGATACCTGAACCGAAAATGAACCCACTTCTTCGAACCTGACGAACATTTCGAATCAATTCATCAGAGCCCTATTGTTGTTTGCCAGGAGAATCGGAAAGGCGGCATGCAACCTCTCCTTGCACTGGTTCTGGCCCTGGAATTGTGCAAGCGGCCCCAACCGGTTGCGCATCCGCAAGGGGAAATTCCCACGATTTGTCACCCTTAAGGCAAATGCTGCCACGCAAGACGCCGGCTGAATCGAAAAAGCACTCGGCGTTCGCAAACGCGGGAGAGACCAAAACCAAGGCGACAAGAAATATTTTCATTTTTGCACCTATCGTTAGACTGCCATAGTCGATTAGTTTTGCATCCTATAGGCAACACTAATTTCTCGATTCGTGAGCCTGAGTATAGGTGCGCGCTCATTTGATGTCACGGACGATCACCATTGCACTTCGATACAATTTAGCGCGCCAGCAATAACGACACCCAATTTCATGTACTCGATGCATCTGCCAGTCCCGGAGGGTCACATGTCGGCCGGCTAGAGGCGCAAGCGATCCGTCGAAATTGCGTGGTATGTCGAATTCGTCTCGCATCCGATCCAGTGCAAGCCGGCCTCACGCGCCGCGGCGAGAAACGTGCCCGAACCGGCGAACAGGTCGCACACGACACCGCCGGCCGGCACGAGCCGCACGACCTCGCGCGCCACGTCGAGCGGCTTCTCGGTCACGTGCCGCTTCGGATAGGTGAGCCGAGACGGGAATACGCCAGGCAGGTATACGTCGCCGTCGCGCAGCGCGCCGCGGCTTGCCCACACGATGAATTCGGCCTGTTGCGCGAAGCCACCGCGCCGCGGCCGCGCGCGGCCGGGCGTCTTGTCCCAAACCGCGACGCCGCGCAGGATCAAACCGGCGGCTTGCACGACATCGGTAAGGGTCGGGAGCTGCCGCCAGTCGATGAAGCACACGAGCAGCCCGCCCGGCTTCAGCGCGCGCCGGCATTCCGTCAGCCACGCGTGACACCAGAACGCCCACGCGCGTTGGTCCATGTTGTCGCTCTCGAAGTCCACGTAGGCGGCTTTCGTGTCGCTGTTGATGTACTTCTCGCTCGGCGGCCGCGTGCGCGCCGACGTGTGCAGTCCGCCCGACGAATACGGCGGATCGGTGAACACCATATCGATTGAGGCGTCGGGCAGCATGCGCGCGAGCGTGAGCGCATCCATTGCGTGAAGTCGATCGAGTAGCGGGGTGAGATCGGCCGCGGGCGCGGCGTCGGTAGCGTGAATCGTCATCGTGTTGCGAGAGTGGAAATGCGCGCGCGGCACGTGCCGCACGCGCTGTTGCGTGTGTCGAGCGGCCATTGTCGACGCCCGATTCGCCGCGCGGATCACGAGCACGCTGTACCCGGCGGCACGACAAAGGCGAGTGCTCGCGCCACGCGCGGGCGACCGGCACCATTGCCGGTATGGATGCGAACGAAATTCAACGGCAAGCACGCAACGCCGTGCGCAAGGGCTCGATTCTCGATGTCGACCACCAGGCGGGCCTCTGCCGCGTGTCGGTCGGCGAGTCGGACGACGACGGCCTGCAAACGAACTGGATTCCCTGGCTGACGACCGCGGCCGGCAAGACGCGCGAATGGTTGCCGCCGACGAAGGGCGAGCAAGTCGTCGTGCTCGGCGCGATGGGCGACCTCGCGCAAGGCGTCGCGCTGCGCGGCGTCTTCTCCGATGCGTTCCCCGCACCGGACAACCGACCGAACACGCACACCCGCATCTACGTCGACGGCGCGCGCGTGAGCTACGACCACGACGCGCACGCGCTCACGGCCGAATTGCCCGCCGGCGCGACGGTGCGCCTCATCGCGCCCGTGTCGGTCACGGTCGAGACGGAATCGGCGACCGTGAAAGCCGCGTCGGTCACGTTCGACTCTGAACAGACCACCTGCACGGGCGCGCTGCTCGTGAAAGGGCCATTCGCGTTCGAGTCCGGCATGACGGGCTCGGGCAGCGCCGGCGGCGGCAACGTCATGCGCATCGACGGCGCGGCCGATTTCACCGGCGAAGTGCGCTCGATGGGCAAGAGCGTGCCGTTCCATACGCACCAGGCGCGCGGCGAATCGGCCGAAGTGAGCCCGCCGCTATGAATGGCATGAACGCAGAGACCGGCCGCTCGATGTCCGGCCTCGATCACCTCGCGCAGTCCATCGGCCGCATCGTCTCGACGCCGCTCGGCTCGTGCATCCAGCGCCGCACGTTCGGCTCGGAGCTGCCCGACCTGATCGACGCACCCGCCAACGGCGAGACCCGGATACGCCTGTACGCGGCGATCGCAACCGCGCTGATGCGGTGGGAGCCGCGCTTGACCGTGACGCGCGTTCAGATTTCGGCGGCGGCCGGCGACGCCTTCTCCGGCCGGCAATTCGTCGACATCGAAGGCTGGACCGACGAGCGCGACGAGCTCGTGTCGCTGCGCGTGCCGATGACAAACGGAGGAACAACATGAGAAGCACGCCCATCGACCTTTCGCAGCTCCCCGCGCCGGATATCGTCGAGCCGCTCGACTTCGAGACGCTATTCGCGGAACGGAAGGCACGCCTCGTGTCGCTGTATCCCGTCGAGTACCAGGCGGAAATCGCCGCGACGCTCGCGCTCGAATCGGAGCCCGTGACGCGCGTCTTGCAGGAGAACGCCTATCGCGAAGTGCTGCTGCGCCAGCTCATCAACGACAAGGCGCGCGGCCTGCTGCTCGCGTATGCGCGCGGCACGACGCTTGAACACATCGCCGCGCTGTTCGATGTCGAGCGGCTCGTGATCACGGCGGCCGATCCGGAGAACGGTATCGATGCGGTCTATGAGGACGACGACAGTCTGCGCGAGCGCGTGCAGCTCGCGCCGCGCGGCTTCTCCGTCGCCGGCCCCGATGAGGCGTACGTGTTCCATGCGCGCGCGGCGGACGGCCGCGTGCTGTCCGCGTCCGCGCTCAGCCCTGAGCCGTGCGTGATGGTCGTCACGGTCCTGTCGCGCGAAGGCGACGGCACGGCGAGCGACGAGCTCATCGACATCGTGCGCGCGGCGCTCGAAGGCGTGCGCCCGCAAGCCGACGAGGTGTTCGTGCAGAGCGCGAAAGTCGTGCCGTATGCGATCCGCGCGACGCTGCGCTTCTTCTCCGGCCCGGATCGCGGTGTTGCGCTCGCGGAAGCCCGCAAGCGCACCGCGAAGTTCGCGGCGGACATGCGGCGCATCGGCATGGAAATCACGGTCGACGGCTTGCACGCGGCGATGCGTGTCGCCGGCGTGCAAAAGGTGCTGCTCGACTCGCCCGCCGGCGGCGTTCCCGTGACGCACGAGCAGGCGCCGTACTGCACCGGAATCGAGCTGATCGACGGCGGGGTCGCCGATGAATAATCTGGCCCCCTCGCTGCTGCCCCCGAACGCGACCGCGCTCGAACGCCGGCTCGCGGAGACGAACGCGCGTATCAGCGCGATTCCGGTCGACATCGGCACGCTGATGGACCCCGACACGATCCCGCTGCGGTTCCTGCCGTGGCTCGCGTGGCACCTCGGCGTCGAGACGTGGAAGGACTACTGGCCCGAGCAGGTGAAGCGCGCGCGCGTGAAAGCGGCGATCCAGATCGCGCGCAAGAAGGGCACGGCCGCGGCCGTGCGCGAAGTGTGCGCGTCGTTCGGCGCGAACGTCGTGATGCGCGAGTGGTTCGAGAAAACGCCGAAGGGCCGGCCGGGCACGTTCGAAATTCTGATGACGGTCGGCGCGCGCGACGGCATCCCGGCGACCGCCGAATACGTCGCCGACATCATTGCGGAAGTCGACCGGGCGAAGCGCGGCACCGCGCACTACACGTTCACGCAGGGCTTCAGCGCAACCGGCACGCAGCGCATCGGCGCAGGCGCGCGCGCGGCGGTGTATCGCCGCCTGTCCCTCACGGATATCTGACATGGCAGGAATGCTCATCAACCTTACCGACGCCGGCCGCGCGGCGATGGTCGCCCCCGGCAACACCGGCACGGCCGCGCACCGCGTCGTCGAGATCGGGCTCGGCGCCGCGCCGTTCGCGTTCGACCGCGGCATGAAGACCATGCCGAGCGAGCGCAAGCGCGTGACGACGTTCGGCGGCGACAACGTGGCGCCGGACACCGTGCATGTCGTGATCCAGGACGATTCGAGCGATCAATACTCGCTCTATGCGTTCGGCCTGTACCTCGACAACGGCGTGTTGTTCGGCGTCTACGTGCAGGACACGCCGATCCTCGAAAAATCGCCCGTGGCGCTGCTGTTGCTCGCGGCCGACGTCGTGTTCGCGACGATCGACGCGACGAAGCTCGAGTTCGGGCCGGCGACGTTCCTGAACCCGCCGGCGACGACCGAGCGCAAGGGCGTCGTCGAGCTCGCCACGCAGGCCGAAGTCGACGCCGGCGACGACAACGCGCGCGCGATCACGCCGAAGACGGCGAAGCGGCGCTATGCGGCGCTCTCGGGCGCGACGTTCGACGGTCGCGTGCGCGTCGTCGCCGACGCTGACGAGCGCGCCGCGCAGCTCGACGTGTCGCCGAAGGCGCCCGGCGTCGGCAAGCTCGGCAAGGTGCGTCTGTTCGGCACGTTCGGCGACGCGGCGCTGCCTGATCTGAGCCCGCGGCTCGCTGCGACGCTTCGCGCGGGATTCGATGCTGGCGCATGGGGCCGCGAGTACGTCGATGTGTGCCTGAACGACGGCACGAACAACGACGCGGGCAGCGACGCGAAGCAGAAGCGCGTCGTGCGCTTCACGTCGGGCGGCCGTGTGCTGATCGGCGATCGCGCCGACGATGGCAAGACCGCGCTGCAGGTGCGCGGCGGCGTCGACGCATCGGAAGGCGTCACCGCGCGCGCGATCGACGCGGGCGGCACCGGCGGGCAGTTCCGCGCCGTCTGCGACGGCTACGGCGCGTTCATCCGCAACGACGGCTGGAGCGTGTATTTCCTGTCGACCCCGAAAGGCGCCCCGGACGGCGGCTTCAACGACTATCGGCCGTTCTCGTGGTCGCTGTCGACGGGACAGGTGATCGTCGACGGCAGCGGAGCGGGCACGGTCTTCGGTGGCGCCGTGACCGTCGCCCACGATCTCGAAGTCGGCCGGAAGGCAGACGAAGGGCATCTCAAGCTCGGTCCGGTCGACGGTTATTTCTACGCGAACCAGGTCAGCACCGGTTGGTGGTCGCCGACCGGATCGACGTTTCAATACATCTTTGCCGACCACACGTTCCGCGTCGACGGACGGATCGTATGGCACGAAGGCAACCTCGACCCGCTCGACAAGAGCAAGGGCGGCACGGTGCGCGGCGATATCGCGTTCGCGACGGGCAAGCGGCTCGTGCTTGCTGAAGGTAGCCCGTCGGTGCCATCGCTCACGTTCGCCAACGATGGCGCGCCGGATACCGGCCTCTATCACGCTGCGGACGGCGAGTTTGGCGTGACGTGTAACACCAGCGTCGTCGTGCGCTTTTCACCGACGCTCGCCGTGTTCGAACAGCCCGTGACGGGACCGACACCGCCGGCGGCCGATCGATCGTCGCGCCTCGCGACGACGGAATGGGTCCGGTCCGTCCTGTCATCGACGACCATCGGCCAGATTGTCTTCGAGCCGCGGACGACCGTGCGGCCAGGTTTCCTCAAGGCGAACGGCGTGCTCGTGAACCGGGCCGACTACCCCGAGCTGTGGGCGTACGCGCAGGCAAGCGGCGCGCTCGTGTCCGACGCGGATTGGATGAAAGACCGCTGGGGCGGCTTCTCGACGGGCGACGGCGCGACGACGTTCCGCCTGCCCGAGCTACGCGGCGAGTTCATTCGATGCTGGTCCGACGCGCGCGGCGGCGTCGACGCGAGCCGCCAGATTGGCGCGTTCCAGGGCGACCAGAACCACTCGCACGCGCACAGCGCGGGCGCGAGCGAAGCGCCTGACCACAACCACTCGGCCTGGACCGACGTGCAAGGTTGGCACGCCCACCACGGCTGGACGAGCAGCGTCGGGGACCATCAGCACATCGTGCCGTTCGGGCAAAACGACCGGACATTTACTCCGCCGTGGGGAACAAACGGCGAAAACAACCGCTTCGGTGCGCAGACGGAAGACTGGGACAACAAGTGGTTCCTCACCAGTCCCGCGGGCAGCCACAACCACGAGTTCAACACCGAGGGCAGCGGCAACCACGGGCACGCCGTCGGCATCGGCGGCGGCGGCCGGCACGCTCACGCGATCACCGTTCAGCCTGACGGCGGCGACGAAGCCCGCCCGCGCAACGTCGCGCTGCTCGCGCTGATTCGCGCCTACTAACCACGAGAGACACGACATGCTGATTCACCACTACGACCCGGCAACGGGCGAATACCAGAGCAGCGGCCAACCGGACGCCGACCCGCGCAACGACGGCCGCTGGCTGATTCCGGCGTCCGCGACGCTCAACGCCCCGCCGGCGCGCACGCCGACCAGCTGGCCGTTCTATCGCGACGGCGCGTGGTTCCTGCTGCCGGACTACCGCGGCCGTCTCTGCTATCGGACGGACACGGGCGAGCCGGTCGAGATCACGATCGCGGGCAAGACGCCCGCCGACCTCGGCCTCACGACCGAGCCGCGTCCGTCCGAGCGGCACGCGTGGATCGACGGCGCGTGGACCGTGCCGCCCGAACGGATCGCGCGCGAGCAGCGCGACGCCGCGATGGCGGAATTCGAGCGGCGCATGGAGATCGCGCGCCGCGAGAACCTCGGCAAAGCCGACGCCTACGCGGCGGGCCAGCTCGACGACGAGCAGGCGTACTACTTCAAAGCCTGGTCGGCGTACCAGATGGCGCTCGTCGCCGCGATCCAGAAAGACACGTTCCCGGACGCGATCGCGTGGCCCGACACGCCCGCGCCGTATGTACCGCCGGCGCCGGAACCGGTCGCGCCCGAAGGCATGCCGCCCGCCGAGTCGGCGGCCGTCGACCACGGCGCGCAGTTGTACACCGAACGCACCCCGGCCTGACGCCGGCCCGATCACCGGGAACCCTCCCGATTTTTTTTGCAACAGGAGCTGCACACCATGCCGCAGGATTACCACCACGGCGTTCGCGTCATCGAAATCAACGAAGGCGGCCGGCCGATTCGCTCGGTGTCGACGGCCGTGCTCGGCGTCGTCTGCACGGCGGCCGACGCCGACGCGATCACCTTTCCGCTGAACACGCCCGTGCTGTTGACGAACGTCGTCGCCGCGCTCGGCAAGGCCGGCAAGAAAGGCACGCTGCGCCGCACGCTCGACGCGATCGGCAAGCAGACGAAGCCGCTCACCGTCGTCGTGCGCGTCGCCGAAGGCAAGGACGCGGACGAGACGACCTCGAACGTCGTCGGCACCGTGACGCCGGAAGGCAAGTACACGGGCATCAAGGCGCTGCTCGCCGCGCAGGCCGCGCTCGGCGTGAAGCCGCGCATTCTCGCGGCGCCGGGGCTCGACACGCAGCCGGTCGCGGCCGCGCTCGCGTCGGCCGCGCAGTCGCTGCGCGCGATGGCCTACGTGTCGGCGTCCGGCTGCAAGACGAAGGAAGAGGCTGTCGCCTACCGCAAGCAGTTCGGCCAGCGCGAAATCATGGTGATCTGGCCGGATTGGCTCGGCTGGGACGACGTGACGAATTCGACGGCGGTCATCCCGGCGCCGGCGATCGCGGCCGGCTTGCGCGCGAAGATCGACAACGACACCGGCTGGCACAAGACGCTCTCGAACGTCGTCGTGAACGGCGTGTCCGGCATCAGCGCCGACGTGTCGTGGGATTTGCAGGACCCGGCAACCGATGCGGGCTACCTGAACGAGCACGAAGTGACGACGCTCGTGAACCGCAACGGGTTCCGGTTCTGGGGCGAGCGCACGTGCTCGGACGATCCGAAGTTCGCGTTCGAGAACTACACGCGCACCGCGCAGGTGGCGGCCGACTCGATCGCCGAAGCGCAGATGCCCGTCGTCGACGGCCCGCTGAATCCGTCGCTCGCGCGCGACATCGTGGAGAGCATCAACGGCTGGTTCCGGCAGCAGGTCGCGAACGGCTATTTGATCGGCGGTAGCGCGTGGATCGACCCTGAGCCGAACACGGCCGACGTACTCGCGTCCGGCAAGGCGTACATCGATTACGACTACACGCCGGTTCCGCCTCTCGAAAATCTGGTGCTGCGCCAACGCATCACCGACCGCTTCCTCGCCGATTTCCCGGCGCGCGTGGCGGGCTAACAGGAGTCAAACGCAATGGGTATGCCTCGAAAACTCAAGGGCTTCAACGTCTTCCACAACGGCCAGAACTTCGTGGGCGAAGTCGAAGAGCTCAACCTCCCGAAGCTGAAACGCAAGATGGAAGCGTGGCAGGGCAGCGGCATGACGGGCCCGGTCAAGGTTGATTTCGGCAGCGAAGAGCTCCAGCTCGAGTGGACGTGCGGCGGCTTCATGGTCGAAGTGCTCGAACAGTACGGCGCCGTGCAGCACGACGGCGTGCTGCTGCGCTTCTCCGGCGGCTATCGGCGCGAGGACAGCAAGAAGCACGACCAGATCGAAGTCATCGTGAAGGGCCGCCACGAGGAGATCGACATGGGCACCGCGAAGGCGAAGGAAGACACGAAATTCAAGGTTACGACCAACGCCAGCTACTACAAGCTGACCGTGAACGGTCGCGACCTCATCGAGCTCGACTTCGTGAACGCGGTCGAGAAGATCAACGGCATGGACCTCGCGGCGGACCTTCGCCGCGCGATGGGTCTGTAATCGCACGCCCGCGGCGAATGCGGGCCATCCCAATTTCACATCCAAACAGGAAACGTCATGACGACCCTCGACACCGCCCACATCGACACGACGGGCCACGCCGCGCTCGACGAGAACACGCACACGCTCGACACGCCAATCGAGCGCGAAGGGCAAACCATCACGCAGGTCACGCTGCGCAAGCCGGCCTCGGGCGCGCTGCGCGGCACATCGCTCGCCGCGCTCGTGAATCTCGATGTCGACGCGCTGCGCAAGGTGTTGCCGCGCATCAGCACGCCGACGCTCACCGAGTTCGACGTGGCCAACATGGACCCGGCCGACCTCGTGGCATTGGGGGGCATCTTCGCGGGTTTTTTGATGCCGAAGGCGCTGAAAGCGAGCATGGAATTCCCGACCGCGTAGAAGACGCGATGGCCGATATCGCGACGGTGTTTGGCTGGACGCCGCGCGATATGGCCGCCTTCTGCCTGGCCGAACTGATGGATTGGCGCGAGCGCGCCCGGATACGTAGCGGACACGAGTAACGATGGACAATGCCCTGAAACTGCGCGTCATGTTCGACATGATCGACAACTTCACGAAGCCCCTGAAGAACGTGCTTGCCGGCAGCAAAGGGATGTCGAGCGCCATCAAAGAGAGCCGCGAGCAACTCGCGGCGCTCAATCGTGAGCAGAAGAAGCTCGACGGGTTCCGGGACTTGAAGCGTGGCATCAAGGCCAGCAATGTCGAGATGCAACATGCAGGCGATCGGGCTCGGCAATTGCGAGTGCAGTTGGACGCGTTGGAGGAGCCCGCCCGCCGGAAATTTGAGAACGCGAGCCAGTTGAAGGCGGCACGTGCCGAATTCGACCGAACCGCGAAAGTCATGCAGACCATGAACAGACTCACGGGCAACAAGTCCGGGGCGTCTGTTCTGGCGACTGAATATCGGCAGCTCGTTGCAGAGCAGCTCAAGGCACGACAGGAAATCAAGCGACTCGAAGCTGAGCAGAAGAAGCTCGCCAGCCAGACGCCGATCAATGCGAATCAACTGCGAGCATTACGGCAGCAATATGATGCAGCGACACGTGCATCCGACAAGCTGCGACAAGCTCACATTGAAAAGCTTCGATCCTTGCGAGATGCACGCGTCGGATTGGCGGCGGCAGGCATCGGCACGCGCAATCTTGCCGAACACGAACGCACGCTGCGCTCGAACATCGCGCAGACGACAGCGACGATGCAGGCGCAGACGCGCCAGCTCGAAATCATGGCCGAGCGCGAGAAGAAGCTCGGCGCGGCGCGCGGCAAGATGCAGGCGCTACAGGGCGTCGCCGGCAGCATGGCGATCGGCGGCTACGCGGCGCGCTCGACCGGCACGCACGCGCTCGGCGATCTGCGTGAAGCGCTGGACGAAACGAAGAAGATCCAGAACGAGCGTGCGCGCATTACGGCGCTCGGCCTCGGCGACCAGGCGACGAAGGACGCCGAGAAGTACGTGCGTTCGATGAAGATGATGGGCATGAGCACGTCGGACAACATGACGCTGATGCGCGACGCGCTGTCGATTTTCGCGGACGAGCACCACGCGCAGATGGTCATGCCGACCCTTGCGAGGATGAAGTTCGCGAACGAAGCGATGTTCGGCGCCGAAGACGCGCACGCGAACGAAGAGAAGTTCATGAACATGCTGAAGGTCATCGAGCTGCGCGGCGGCACGAAGGACGAAGCGACGTTCAGGAACGAAGCGAACATGGTGCAGAAAGTGCTGTCGGCGACGGGCGGCCGCGTCGGCGGCGACGAGTGGCGCAACTTCATCCAGACGGGCGGCGTCGCGGCGAAACAGATGCGACAGGACGCGTTCTACTACCAGATGGAGCCGCTGATTCAGGAGATGGGCGGGCACGCGGTCGGCACAGGTCTCATGTCCATGTACAACAACGTCTATCAGGGTAAAACGACGGTCAAAGCGGCGCGCGAACTGGTGAACCTCGGGCTCATCAAGAAAGAAGGGATCGAGTACAACAAGATGGGGCAAGTCAACCACTTCAAGACGGGCGCACTGAAGGGCAGCGACCTGCTGAAAGCGTCCCCGCTCGAATGGCTGGAAAAGGTGTTTCTGCCGCAGCTCGCCGCGAAGGGGATTACCGATCCGGACAAGATCAAGGACGTTATCGCAACCGTATTCACCAACCGCACCGCTGCGAACTTGGCGACGACGATGGTCATGCAGCGGGACCAGATTCACAAGAACGAGAAGCTGAACAAGGGCGCGTATGGCATCGACGAAATGCACAAGATCGCGTCCGAACAGACGCCCGGCAAAGAGCTCGACGCACGCGCGAAGCTTCGCGATCTCCTGAACGAAATCGGCGAGCGCATCGCGCCGATGTACAACGCGGCGCTCGACAAGACGCGCGAGCTTGCCGACAAGCTGCTGAAGACGATTCAGGCGCACCCGCAAGCAACGAAGGTAGTCGTCGCGCTCGCGGCCGGCTTCGCCGCGCTGCTCGTCGTGATCGGCACGTTCACGATCGTCCTCGCCGGCGTGCTCGGTCCGCTCGCGATCGTGCGTTTCAGCATGACGACGCTCGGCATGAAGGGCGGACTGTTGCGTACCGTTTTCGGCGGATTGGCGTCGCTGCTTCGCGGCGGCGTCGTTCGAAGTTTCTCGCTTGCATCTCGCGGCGCTCTGATGCTCTGGCGTGTGCTGCAAATCACGTCCGTATTCATGCGGGGGGCAGCCGTGCGCAGCTTTGCAGCCGTTGCGCGGATGGGGTTCTTTCTCTGGCGCGGGCTCTCCATTCTTGCAGCACTGCTGCGTATGGGGCTTGTTAAAGGTGTCGCAATGGCGGGGCGGGCCTTCGTTGTGCTCGGTCGGGCCGTGATGGTGCTCGGCCGCCTCGCGATGGCGAATCCGCTGCTCGCCTTCGTCGCACTCCTTGCCATTGCAGCGATTTACGTCTGGCAGAACTGGGATACGCTGGGGCCAAAGTTCGCGGCGCTATGGGAGACGATCAAGGGCGCGTTCGGAGCGGCCGGCGACTGGATCAAGTCGAAGTGGGACACGACTGTCGAGTGGATGAAATCGAAGCTCGGCAGCATCGGCGATTGGTTCGGCAATATCGGCTCGCGCTTTACCGAAATGGGTGGACACCTGGTCGACGGGCTCGTCGGCGGCATCAGCAGCGGACTCGGCAAGGTGAAGGACGCGATTTCGAATATGGCGAACAGCACGGTAGGCTGGTTCAAAGAGAAGCTCGGCATTCACAGCCCGAGCCGCGTATTCGCCGCGCTCGGCGGCTTCGTCGGCGAGGGGGCGGCGCTCGGCATGCAGGGCGAGCAGCGGCGCGTCGCGAAAGCTGCGCTCAGCCTCGCCACCGCGGCGGTTGCGTCGTTCGGCACGCCGGCGCTCGCCACACCTACGCCGCCGCTCGTGCAGTCGACCATGCCGATCGACCGCCGCGCGCCGCTCGCGGCGGCGTCCGCCACGCCTTCGGCGGCCGCGTCGGCGTCGCCGATCACCATCAACATTTGCGCGCAGGCCGGGCAGGACCCGCACGCGATCGCGCGCGCCGTCGAGGCCGCGCTCGATCGCCGCGAGCGCGCGAAGCAGTCGCGCATCGGCTCGCGCCTGTCGGACTGACGCAACCGGAGCCACGCATGCTCATGTCTCTCGACCAATTCGTTTTCAGCCTGACGAGCGCGCCGTTTCGCGAGTTGCAGCGCCGGCGCACCTGGAAGCACCCGACGAGCTCGCGCGTCGGCGCGCGCGACGGCCGCCAGTTCGCCGGCGTCGGCGATGACACGATCACGCTGAACGGCCTGGTCGCGCCCGAGACGTTCGGCTCGATCGCGTCGATTCGCGAGCTCGCCGCGATGGCGGACACGGGCGAAGCGTACGTGCTCGTCGACGGCGCCGGGAACGTCTATGGCGCGTACGTCATTGCCGAGCTGAACGAAACGCAGAGCTACCACACGGCGGACGGCACGCCGCGGCGGATCGAGTTTCAGCTCACGATCGAGCGCGTCGACGACGACGTGCTGCGCACGGCGCGCGAGACGAACACCCGGAAGGACAAGCGCTGATGGCCACGTCGACGAACGAACGGACCACGAGAACGGAATCGCAGGACGCGCCGCGCATCGCGCGCCTGCATCCGCAACCGGATTACCGCATTTCGGTGGGCGGCCGCGATCTGTCGCGGTTGTTCATGCCGCGGCTCGTGTCGCTGTCGATTTCGGAGTCGCGCTCCGACGAAGCGGATACGGTCGACATCGTGCTCGACGACTCGAAAAACGATCTGGACATTCCGAAGCGCGGCAGCACGATCAAGGTATCGATCGGTTGGATCGGCGAGCCGCTCGTCGACAAGGGCAGCTTCACCGTCAACGAAGTTGAGCACAGCGGTAGCCCGGACATCATCACGGTACGCGCACGTTCGGCCGCGATGACGAGCGGCATGCAGGAGCGACGCGAAAAGAGCTGGCATCGGCAGACGATCGGCTCGATCGTGCGCTCGATCGCCGGCCGCTACTCGTTGACGCCGGCGATCGGCGACGCGCTCGCGAAGATTCTGATCGCGCACATCGACCAGACGCATGAATCGGACATGTCGTTTCTCACGCGTCTGGCGAAGCGCTACGACGCCGTGATGAACGTGAAAGACCTACGCCTGCTGTTCATGCCGATCGGCACCGGACAGACGGCGAGCGGCAAGCGGCTCGACGTGCTCGAACTGACGCGCGCGAGCGGCGACAGCCATCGCTACCACGTGTCCGAGCGCGAGAACTACGCGGCCGTGCGGGCGCACTACCATTCGAACGGCCGCGCGAAGCGGAAGTCGGTCATCGTCGGCGGCGAGAACAACAAGAATGTGAAGGTGTTGCCGGAAGACTACGCAACGGAGGCGGAAGCGCGCGCGGCCGCGCAAGCTGAATTCAAGCGAATGCAGCGCAGCCAGGCGACGATGAGCTACACGCTCGCGCGCGGCCGCGCCGAGCTGTTCCCGGAGATGCCCGTCACGGTGTCGGGCTTCAAACCGGAAATCGACGAGACGGCGTGGCTCGTGAAGAAGGCGACGCACACGATCGGCGACGTCGGCTTCACGACCGCGCTCGAGCTCGAAATGCGCGACGATCCGACGACGGAGCGGCACCGGTCGCATTTTCGGAAGAGTGGGAAGTAGTTGGCGCCGCGGCCCACGTGTACGTCGAATACAGCCGGCAACTGAGCGGCCGCGGCAAGATGGCCTATGCCGTGCGTTCAGTCGACGAAGCGCGTGAGCACTGCGCGAGCACTGCGCAGCTCGGCCATTGCTGCGAGCGCGCTTTCGAGCACCAGGCCCACCGAGTCAATCGCGCTGTCGATTGCCGCTTGCGCGTCAGCACAATTTCCACGGTCGTCACGATAGCGCGCCGCAACCGCGGCGAGCCCGCGAGCATCATCCAGCCGATCCGGGTTCATCGCCACGCCGGTCAGGTTGTTGTCGCGGTTGATGTTGCTTTGCATTTTCTTGGGTCCCCCAACTAACACTTTCACCACACGGCGCGACCCGGCGCGATGATGTCGCCTCGGAATAGGTCGCGCCCCAACGTCGCGGAATCGCCCTGATTCCGCGGCCGGGACGTTATTTCGTCCCGATGCTTCAATTCTTCTCAGCGGTCCCGTTTTCGCCAAGCTAGCCAACAGCTATAGGGGCGGCCGGCATCGTCGGCTTCTCTGATCGCTGCCAATGCCATTTGGGCAAGCACTTGTGGGCATGGAAACACGACGGCACGTCCTTCTTCATCAGACCAGCCCAACTCTGTATCCTTAAAGATATAAAAATATCCCGAATAAGGCAATTGGATACCTCGCGCGCCGAAGTAGTGGCGCGCACGCGCGAGTGCATAGAACTCTGCATCACACAACGCGAGCCCGCCGTCGTAACGCATGATCGCCGCCCGCTCGTTGAAGAACTCCCACACATTCTCGTCGTCGCGGCGTTTCATGATACAAAATATAGCTGCATGGATATACAGTGTTCTTTGTGCAACGCGCCCTGTCAACGGCGGGGCTAAGATGGATGCCATCGCATATCGGAGCCGGCCATGTGTACGCAATACAGGGCGCCGGACGAAGATCCCGGCTTGAGCGAGCTGAAGATCAGCCTTGGCGATCTTTGGCGGCGAACGCCTTGGGAGCAGGAGGTCTACACGGACTACCTCGCCCCGATCGTGCGTGCGCTCGACGACGGTGCGGAGGCGTTGCTCGCGAATTTCGGCTTCTGGCCGAAAGCGATGCAACGCGATGCTCGCGACCGAGCGAAAGAGGAAGGCCGGAAAGTGCCACCGATACGCGACACCGTGAATGCACGTGCGGAACGCATCGGGGAGTCTCCCCTCTACGGTCCATCCTGGCGGGCGGGCCGCCGCGCCCTTATTCCGGCCGCGTGGTTCTACGAGCCGAAATACACGCCTGACGACAGCTCGAACGAGCGTTGGCGTATTGGGCTCGCGTCGGGCGCTCCATGCGCAATTGCAGGCGTCTGGCGCACGATGCAGACGAGCGGCGGGCAGACGATTTGCACGATGGCAATGATCACCGTGAACGCGGACGATCACCGCCTACTACGGCAGTTCCACCGGAACTTTGATCGTGTAACGAAGCAGCCGGAAGAAAAGCGTTCGGTCGTGATCGTCCGCGCGCGCGACTACGACGACTGGCTGCGATGCCCGACACCGGAGGAAGCGCGCTCGTTCTTCACGCTCCTGCCAGCCGACGAGCTGCATGCAGAGCCAGCGCCCAAACCGAAGAAAGCATAGCCGCCGTTCGGCGTGCGCCCGCGTCGCTATTTCTTCGAGGACTTCGCCGCGCGCTCGGCGCGTAGCCGCTCGAGCTCGGCCATTGCACGATCGACATTTTCGGCCGTGCGTTGATCGAGCGCGGCTCGCCGGTTTTCCGGCAACCGCTTCGCGCGCCGCACGTTCGACGCAGTTGACATCGCACCCGATGCGACGCAGCTCTCCATGAACGCATGTAGCGCAGCTTTGCCGGAATCATTGAGCTGCCGATAGAGCTCGAGCACTTCAGATTCGTCGCCAGACACGTCAACTTCGACATGCGACTTCTTCACTTCCGCTATTGCGACTCGCTCTCCCGTCAGTACGTAGAAGATATCCACGCCGAGCTCACGCACTGCAAGTAGATAGTCCGCATCAGGCGATCGTTCGTCCGCTTCGTATGCGGACTGCGACCGTCGCGCAACCCCACCGACGGCCGCGAATTCGTCCTGACTGAGACCGATTCGCAAGCGCTCGTCTCGCAAGCGACTCCCGACTTGTGCCATAAATTTCCCATTAATCGTTGACGAGTCGTTTTTTGCTCATTACACTAGCCTTACCGTAACGCAAGACTAACGACGAAAGTATACAGACCATGACCACCGCCAAAGGCCCGCGCCGCTCGCCGCGCGGCACCCTGTCGGACAAGCCCGTATACGTCGGGCTGACGCCCACCGAACGCGACGAGCTCGAGCAGCTCGCCACGCAGCGCAACCGCTCGATTTCCAGCATGGCGCGCGAGCTGATCCGCATCGGTGCGAGTCACCTTCGCGCACTACCCGCCCCCCGTTCCCGCAACGAACGCCGTTGAATTGAGGAGCATGCATGTACCCCGATCCAAAGCGCGTCCGCAACAACAAGCACACGATCCGATTCGACGACTACGAAGAAGCCGTCCTCACGGCACTCGCGAACTATCAGGGCGAGCAGCTCGCCGTGATGATTCGCGAAATCGTCATGCGCGAAGCGACTGCCGTACTCGCGGAACGCAACAGTTCGATTTTGACCCGCGCAGGCGCCTGATTGAAGGCACCGAAACGCCAACAATGAGTAGCTCCTACGATGCCCGAAACCAGCACGGAGATTTCTTTCTCGGATGCCGAGCGCGACGTGCTGGAACGTGTGCGCCAGCTTTACGGCCTGCCGTCGATCGAGGCAACCGCCGAGTGGCTCGCGAAGCGACGCCTACGCCGCACGGCAACGCAAATGAACGGACGCGGCCGCGCCCTGTATCTCGTCCGGAGTAAGCCGAAATGCGAATCCTGAACCGCTGCCCACATTGCCGCACGCGCGCGACAGCGCGCAGCAGCCGCGAAATGTCGCTAACGTTCCGCGAAGTCACGTACCAGTGCAACAACCCGGAGTGCGGGCACACGTACGTCGTGAACATGGAATTCGCACGCACGCTTTCACCGTCCGCAATCCCAAATCTATCGCTGAATCTGGCGCTCTCGCCGCACGTGCGCGAACGCCTCGCGCAGCAGCTCGAGCTGCCGGTCTAGCCGCCTAACCCGCTTCCCCGTTTCCCCTCGCATCGTGCCATTGCGGCGCGAGGGGCTTTTTTTACCTGAAGAAAAGGAGTACTGAATGGCCACCCTTGCTTCTGCCCCACTCGTCCTGCCGTTCAACGTCGTCGATCTTCCGCTCGAGAAGCGCCGCGAATATTTGCGCGCGCTCTGGAACGCCGACGTCGACGCCATCGTGTTTCTCGGCGCCGCTCGGAAGCTCGGTTACGCGCTCGGCGGCCGATGGGATGCCGACGCCAACATGCCGGCGCTCGTTCCGACCATCCGGCTTCTGCACTGACCACGATGCGCGCGCCTCTCTCCGAGCTCGAGCTGCGCGCGGCCTGGTCGCGTCTGCGCATGGTCGGCGACATCGACACGGCCCCGCCCGCGGTTCGCCTTGTCGTCGAATCCGCGGCGCGCGCGATGCAGGACCGCGAATACGTCCACTTGCTACGCAACTTTGACGCAAAGCGTTGCGCGGCAAACGACACCGACGACTGACCCACCCGCGCCGGCGGCCGGCGCACACATGAGGAACCACACGATGAAACCCTACGTTTTCGGCGTCGGCGTACTGCTGATGCTCTCGTTCTCGCTCACGGGCATTCACTGCCTGACCGCCGACGTGCTGCGCCTGTTCGATGTTCGCCACGCACGCACCATCGCATTCGCGATCGGCGTCGCCGCATTGGTCGCCCTGGTCGCTGCGCTGGCCTGGTCCGTTCCGCCGCGGAGGTAAGCCATGACGCTCACGGAATTCTTCGCCGAGATCGGCAACGACCACCTGCGCTTCCAGCTCCTCGAACAGTCCATGACGGACATCCGCGCCATGCGGCGGGGAACGCTCATCTCGTTCGCAACCGACGCGATCACGACGGCCGAAGCAGCGCTCGGCGCGGGCCGCGTGGGCCTGATCGTATGGGCCGATCGCGCCGCATATGAACGCGCGGCGACCAAAGCCAATCAAGCCAAGCCCACATAGCGCAGCGCCAGCCGCCGTCGACGAGCTCAAGGCGATCCAATCACGCGCTGTCGCACTGCATCGCTCGATAGCGCATCCACTTTCACGCCGCGCGCACTCCCCGATGCCTCGGGGCGCGGCGCTTTTCCGGGGCGGTCCGCACGACGCCCCGGCTTTTTCGAGGGCGACATGACCCAATTTTCTGAACACCTACTGCCAAGCGACACGGACGCGGCGATCCGTTATCGGCATGGCGTCCGCTACTTGTTGTTCCAGCAAATCGCAGAACTCCGAGCGCTGAAACGTCACGGGTTCTTCCCGTGGGCGCACGCTGCTTTGTGGATCGAGATCCGTTCGCGCCTGAACGCGCTCGGCGGCATCGCCGGGGAGTGGTGAGCATGACGACCGCATCGATCCGCTACGAGCTGATGACGACCGCCGGCCTACGTACTGTGAGCGGCGATCACGTCGCGATTCCGAACGAGGCCGGCGCAACCTTCGGCATTCACATGGAGCGCCACGCGCCAAACGGCCATCCCGAGAAGTGGGCCGTGCCCCACCTCGCGTCCGGCATGGCGGCCGGCGTCGGCCCGACGCGCGACGCCGCGATCGCGCACGCGGCCGCGAACCTCGAGCGCAACAAACGCCGGCTGCGCGACATGCTCGACGAAGCCATGACGGCACGCGCCGATCTGCAGGTCGCCGTGCATCGAATCCAACAGAACGAACACGCCATTCTCGGGAGGATTCCCGCATGAAGCACGACCTGAATCGCGCGCCGCACGACGTCGCGCTCGCCTCCGCGATTGCCGCTGCCGCCGGCACGCTGCGCTTCGACAACAAGCCGGGCAGCCTTCAACGGCAATGCATGCTCGGCCTGTTCGTCGCCGCGCTCAGCGATCGCCTTGCGCTCGCCTTCCCCGAGTCGGCCGCCGCGCTGAATGCCGTCGTGTTCAGTCCAGCCACGACCGGCAACCCCACCGACCGCACATCGCAGCAACCCAAGTAGCAAACACAGAAATGGCCACGATCGACGAACTGAAACAACGAATCGACCTGCACGACCTCGCCGACCGCCTCGGCCTCAAGCGCGGCCGCGGCGGCGACAGGGCGCTCTATCACTCGCCGCAGCACGAGGACAAGAGCCCGTCCCTGTCGATCTACGTGAACCATCCGAAGCACGGCACCGGCTGGCGCGATCACAGCGCCGACGCTGGCGGCTCGTGCATCGACCTGGTGATCCACGCGCGCGGCGGCACGGTCGCTGACGCCGTGCGCTACTTGCACGATGCGTACGGCATACCGCTCGATCGACCGGCGCCGGCGGAGCGCCGCGAGAAGTCGACCGTCGAATACATCGCCGACCGCTGCTTCGCCGAGCGCGACCGCGTGCGCGAATACCTCGGCGGCCGCGGCATTTCGGCCGCTGCGATCGACGCCGCGTTCGCCGCGCGCTCTCTCGGCTTCAACACGTGGACGAGCACGAAAATCGCGGCCGGCGACGTCGGCCACGGCGGGCCGGCCGCCGCCTTCATCGTGCGTGCGCTGGAAGACAGCCGCATCGTCGCCGTCGACATGCGGTATGTCGATCCAGCGCTCAACGGCGGCACCAAGACCTCATGCCAAGGTGATCGATCGGGCTACGGCTGGACCGCTAACGTTCGCACACTGATGAAGGCGAAACGCGTCGTCGTCGTCGAGAGCCCGATCAACGCTCTTTCGGTCGACACGTGCGCGACGCCTGGAACGGCCGCGCTCGCGCTACGCGGCGTAGCGAACGTCGATGCCATCGACTTTACGTTTCTGCGCGGCAAGCAAATCGTCGTCTGCATGGATAACGATGAGCCATTCCCGGACGGCCATCCGCGCGCCGGCCGTCGACCAGGGCCGGAAGCCGCATGGGCGCTCTACGAGCGCCTCACGAGCCTCAACATCAGCGCGGTGCTCGTCGACCAAGCCGACTGGCTCGCCGATCTGGCGGACGGCGAAAAAACTCAGAAGCCGATCAACGACGTGAACGACTACCTGCAACTGCGCGGCCCGGCCGAGTTGACGCGCGCACTCGAACAGCTCGAGCCGTGGCTCATTGCCGGCCTGGCAGGCGACGCCACGCGCCGCGGCCGGCCCCGCATCTTTCTGCCGTCGCACGACTTCGCGCAGTACTGGCGCTTCCGCGTGCGCCCCGACTTCACGAGCTACATCACGAAGATGGACCGCAACGAAGAGTCCGGCGTGGAAACGCCCGTGATGACGGATCTGTGCGGCTTCCGCATCGCCGGTATCAGCCGCGTATCGGTCGCGAGCGCGACGTCGACGATGACGGGCGATGCCGACCAGGCGCCGACCGTCTACTTCGCCGTGTCGGTCCAGACGCCGCGGCACGGCGCGCAGCTTATCCGCCGCGTAATGCTCGACGACCAGCTCCACAACGTCGACCAGTGGGGCAAGTTCGGCCCGATCTGGACGCCGGCGCCATTCAAACGCATGGTGAACATCCTCGAGCGCGGCGCCGACCTCGGCGCGCGCCAGGCCGCAAACTTCGTCGGGCTCGCGTGGCGCGACGGCCGCCTGATCGTCAACGAAGGCCCGGACTGCTACTTCACCGAAGCCGACAAGCAGTGCCCGTATCACAACCTGACGTTCCCGAGTGGTCCGGCCAGCGACGCGCGCCGCGTGATCACGGCTTACCAGACGACGTTCAAGCAGAACGCGGCGACCATCCCGCTCGTGTGGGCGCTCGGCGGGCACCTGAAGGCGCTGCTCGGCTTCTGGCCGCACATCACGATCCAGGCGAACAAGGGCGCCGGGAAGTCGACGCTCATCAAGCGCCTCGAGCGCTCGCTCGCGTTCACGATGTTCTCCGGGCAGTCGCTGCAAACCGAATTCCGCCTGCTGACGAGCATCAGCCACACGAGTCACCCGGTCGGTTGGGAAGAGCTGTCCGCGCGTCGGCAGGACGTGATCGACAAGGCGGTCGGGCTGTTGCAGGAGAACTACCAGTACACCGTGACTCGCCGCGGCACCGACATGACGGAATATCTGTTGTGTGCGCCCGTGATGCTGGCCGGCGAAGACGTACCCGTGCGCAGCCTGCTCGGCAAGCTCGTGCGCACGACACTGACCGGCAAGCGCGGCCCGCTGCTGCCCGACGATCTGCCGCGTTTCCCGGTCCGGCAGTGGCTCGAGTACCTTGCGAGCCTCGACAAGCGCGCCGTGCTCGAGCATTACGCGACGCTGCGCGACAAGGCGCTCGCGAAGTGCATCGCGAGCGGCGCTGACGACGGCGCAAACCGCATGGCCGCCAACTACGCGGCCGTCGCCCTCGCCTGGCGCTATCTGTGCGAATTCGCCGGCATGGACCCGAGCGAAGGCGGCTTTCCGCATGACCTGCTCGCGGAAATGAACGGCCACATCGCCGAGACGAGCGCCGATCGCGAGCCGTGGGTCTGGATCATGGAAACCGTGCTGTCGGAGATCGACGGCGGCAACTACAAGCACCCGTACACCTTCGATACGGTCGACGGCGAGTTCTGCCTGTTGCTGCGCACGGGCCACGTGATGGACCACCTCGCGCACACGAGCGCGCTGCGCGACAAATGGAACGGCCTGCCCGTAAAGTCCGACCGCGTGTTCAAGGCGCAGCTCAAGCACGCCGGCGTCGTGGTCGGCGAGAAGGAAGTCGAGCGCCGCATTTACACCCGCCGCGTGCCCTACCTCACGCCGATTTCGCTCGACCGCTTGGCCGCGTTCGGCCTGCACGTGTCGGTGCGCGAAGACTTGGCGACGGACGCGCAGCAAGGAGGCCGAGCATGACCCGCTCTCAGCCGATGCGGCCGCCGCGCGGCCGTACCCCTTCCCCCATTCTTTCCGGCCGCGTAGCGGCCCTGGATTCGGGTTTCCGCTGCGTGCGCCGATGCGCGCAGCAGTCGGCGCACGCCAACCCGCGGCCGCCGCTTCGTTCGCTTCCCCCCGTACCCCCCGCGAGTCGAAACGGCCGGGCAACAGCGCAAGCCGAGAGAGGACGGGGCCGCGCGGGTGGGTTTTTCCACAGCGACCGGGCAGGCAGCGCACGCGAATCGTGGATTTCGACGGTGTCCGCTCGTAAGTCCTTGATTCCTGAAGTGCGTGCCGCCGCCAGTCACTTGCGATTTGCCATTAGTCGAGCCGTTTTTGCCACGAGTCCGGTTTTCGCGCCGGCCGCCTTCGCCCTTCTCTCTTCTCTCTCTATTTCATTGAAAAAGAAAGAGAAAGAAAGCGAGGAAGGGCAAGGCATAGGCCAAAACGGACTGCCACGAGTTGAGTGCGTTTTGCCATCAGTTACGGACGCTGCCTATTTTTTGGGCCATGAGTTTTTTGGGGTCGCCATGCCTGAATGGTGGCAATTGATGGCAGACGAATATGTTTTGAATCAAACGGTTACCCATAAAAATGACCTCAAACCATCATTCCATGAGTTGCGCTGCGTGTATCCCGTCCACGCGGGCCTGAACGTGAGGCGCTCAAGATGCGAACGATGAATCTGGAAGAAGCGGCAGCGTGGTTGTTCACGACGCCCGAAACCGTGTCCGAATGCATCCGCCGCCACGGACTGCCAGCCGCAAAGATCGGTCGAGCATGGGTTCTCGTGGATGTCGACGTGATAGATTGGCTCAGACAGCAATACGAAAAAACAGGTGGGAAATGCGGTTCTACAAGCGACAAAAAAATGGCCCTTGGTGGTTCGACCTCAGCATCGACGGCTCGCGAATTAGACAATCTTCTGGCACCTCGGACCGTAGGGCGGCGGAAGAACTTGCCGCCAAGGTTGCGAGCGATTACTGGCGGCAAAAAAAGCTCGGCGAGCGGCCGGCCGTAACGTGGGACGCGGCGGTCGTGCATTGGCTCAAGCAGAACCAGCATCAGCGCTCGCTGGAGACCACCAAACAGCGCCTGCGCTGGCTAACGGATCAACTGAAGGGAGAGAACGTCCGCAACATTGATCGCGAACGCATCCAGGCGCTGATCGAGACGAAGGCGGCCGAGAAGTACCGCGGTAGTCCGGTAGCAGGCGCGACGGTGAACCGGCACATGGCCGCGCTCTCGGTCATCCTGCATCACTGCCACGCGGAGGGGTGGATCGACGCGGTTCCCCCGATTCGCAAGCTGCGGGAGAACAGCGCACGCCTGACCTGGCTTACCCGCGCGCAAGCGCAACGGCTACTGGAAGAACTGCCGACGCACCTGCGACAGATGACGCGGTTTGCATTGGCGACGGGGCTGCGTGAATCGAACGTGCGACAGCTGGAATGGGCGCAGGTCGATCGAGAGCGGGCGCTGGCGTGGATTCATGCCGACCAGGCCAAAGCCGGCAAGGTGATTTCCGTGCCGCTGAACGAGGACGCGTTGGGCGTGCTGCGCGAGCAGCAGGGGCAGCACAAGCGCTACGTGTTCGTGTACAAGGGGGCACCCATCGGCCGCATCTACAACCACGCATGGCAAAAGGCATGCGTGCGAGCGGGCCTGTCAGGGTTGCGCTTTCATGATCTGCGGCACACGTGGGCGAGTTGGCACGTTCAGGCCGGCACGCCTCTGCCAATCCTTCAGCAGCTCGGGGGATGGGCCAGCTATCAGATGGTGCTGCGCTACGCGCACCTCGGGCGGGACCACGTGGCGGCTTACGCGGACAACATCGGCACACTGCGGCACAAATCTGGCACACCGCCAGAAATAGAAAAGGGTTCCGATTGCTCGGAACCCTTGTCAAATCTGGTGGCCTGGGGCGGAATCGAACCACCGACACGCGGATTTTCAATCCGCTGCTCTACCAACTGA